AATCCAACTCGTGCGGTTCGATTGCTGCGGGAATGTTATGTGATACATGATCAGAGCTTCAAATAGACCGTGATCAACATGGCCGGGTTGGCGATATCGAACGCCCCGCCGCCGCCAGTGCTGTAGGTCGTGTCGAGACCATTCGAGGAATTGACGCGAACGCCGGTCCCGGCGGAGTTAGTGGTGTTCGATGAAACCGGAGCACCAAGATACGTGTTGTAAGTGCCACCGCCCTGCAAACCGACATTCGTGCTGTTGAAAGACGCTGTGTATCCGTGCGCGTGGCCGGGATCGTAAATTGCCGCGCTGTGATAGTGCGACGGCAACATGGTGTTATCGATCGAGCGCCGCGCCACACCGAGTTGCGAGCCAAGCGTGGTTGCGTTGCCTTTGGTGAAGGTCACGCCGCTCAATATCGTTGAGGCCGCATTGCCCATGTCGCCCAACGCCATCAGCAAGCGATTGCGACCGTCCGGCAATGTCAGTTGCTTGCCGGCGTTCCAATCCGCTGTTGCCGTCGCGCCGCGCGATGGCGTGACAGTTAGCGTCGGGTCTGTGATCCAGAGAAAATTGAAAAGCGCCTGTGCGCTTGGGTCGGCAAGTTCGGTCGCGCCCGATACCGCGTTGCCGATCGTGCGCCCATTGGCGCGAACAAAGCCGGCAAGGATTGCCACGTCGTAACGAATTTTTATATCGCCCGTGCCCATCACGGTCGTTGGATCGACCGAGCCACCGCCGCCAGAGCCGCCCGATGGTCCGATTACCAGAATGTTGTCAGCCGCGAGTTGGACAACGCCGGTCTTGTCCTGCAACCGAACCTTGATCTGGCCATCCGCTAGAAAAAACTGCGGGATACGCCCGGCCGCATCGAGCGGGATCGGGTTGGGCAGTTTGATCGTTAGCGCGGTGTCGGAATATGCGTTCTGCGGCGTCGCGACCGTGCCGGCCTGGATGATATAAAGCTGGCCACCCGAAAGCGGTGCGCCATATTGGTCGAATTGCTGTGTGAGGCTAAGCGGAATGGTGCCTGACATTGCTTCACCAAAAGAAAAAGCCCGCACGAGGCGGGCTTAGTTCGGGAGGAGCTTCCGAAATTTTTAGCGCTGCGGCGAAACGTAGAGCCGTTGTTGTTCGTTCTGCCGGCCAATCTGGCGCAGCGGTGTAGCGAGCGGCGCAACACGCGAGAGCCCGCCGCCAGTGCGGCCCGCGAGGTAATAACCCTCGCCCATCAGTCGCGGCGATGACGCGGCAAGGCCAGCGCCCACGCCGAGCGCAGCAAGTGGCGATACCGGGCCGCCCACCAAGGCAGCGGGCAGCGCATGTGCACCAACGACTGCCGTTGCACGCGCGAGCCCACGCGGCTCCCAGGTATTCAAGGTTTGACCGGCAAGCCGTCGCATCAAATTCGGTGCGCCGGCTTCTTCCAGCATCCGCACCATGTCGACGCGGCGCCCGTAGGTCGTGCTGGCATTGTTGCGCATGGTTGCCTGCAACTTGCGCAAGGAAGTATCAATCGACGCGTTCGGCGTGGTGGATAGCGTTTTTTCGATATCCTTAATTTGCCGTGTCGCGTCCGAATAGGCTTCCATCATGGGCTGATAGAACGGCACTTGATCAACGATGGTGTCTTTGACGCCGTTGTAAATCTGCCCGAGCGCGGTATGCGCTTGTGAGCCCGGTTGGTATCGATCGCGAATTTCACCGATGCGTTGCTTGAGGGTGTCAAAACCTTCCGGCGTCCAATGATTGGACGCGCGAAGATTTTTCCACCGGCTAACCAGATTTTCCGCTTCGTCAACCGCCTGCGCACCTTCCAAATTTTTTGGAACGCCAAACCTGTTGCGAACGATGGCGTTGGCATCGTCGGTCGCGGTGTCGATCTTGTTGAAATTCAAGATGGTCCGATCTAGCTGCGTGCGGCGCAATTCTCGCTGATAGTCGGCGTTACGTTCATCCTTGAGTGATCGCACCGCGCCGGCCGCCTGATCAACCACATCCGAGGATGGCACTTGACCGCGCATGTTCTCGCGCAGCGCTTGTGCCGCCTCGCCGCCTTCAAGGCCGCTGCCAAAGGCTTCACGCAAGGCCATTCCGCCCGCGCCCGTGGTAACGCCAGTAAATGGCGTGGTCGCGTTCACGGCGCCTTTCACCAGTTTGCCGGCGGCATTAACCGGGTCGGTCGCACGAGCAACGGCGCCGGCAACTTCACCAGCGCGGCCCAGGATACCCGGCGCGCGCGCCAACGCCGTCTCACCACCGGAAAACAGGGTCGAGATATCGCCGGCCACACCAACCGGGTCACTCGCAAGCGCGCGTTTGAAGCCTTCCATGCTGCCGTAGCGTTGGGCGAAATACTGCCCGACAGCGTCGGCATATTTCGTATCTTCATCGCCCGATTTGAGACCGAGCTTTTGCGCAACGCCAGAGCCCACATCGCCGATATTCTGCACGGTTTCCACCGGATGCATGATCGGTTGGACGATATCGTGAGCGAACCGCCCCGCGCTTGGGATGAAATTTCGTGCCGCCTGCCCCGGCACATCGGACCACGAAATTGGTTCGACCGGGTCTTGTTGATAGCCGCCCTGGGGCGCCTGTTGCGGCAAACCGGCTTGCTGCCGGCCATACGCGATCAACTGATTGGCAGCGTCATCCTGTTGCGGTTGCTGTTGCTGCAAACGCTGTTGACCGTAGGCCGCAAGGGCTGTCGGGTCCAAAACAGGATCGTCCTGCCATCCCATTTATCGCTTCCTCCGGGTCTGCCCGTCAGGGCCGATATAGAGCCGGCCAGATGGCAACGCGTCGCGTTCGGCGTCGGTGGTGACGCGCGGGATGCCGCCGGCTGCCGCGCCCTGTTTCGCCTTGGCGCCCCCTTCAATGCGGTCAAGCGCGTCCTTTGCTTTCGGCGAAAGCAATTCGGTACTGTCTTTCGGCACCTTCAATTGCATGCCGCGATTGTATTGGTCGCCGAGCGCATCAATGCGGCTGTGCAAGAGTTCACTTACGCGCCTGACAGCCGAGTGCAGCGCTTGCGGGCTGTCCGCCGAATTAATGTTTTCTTCCCATTGTTGCAGATCGTGGACGTTGCCGCCCGTGCCACGAAATGCGCGCGTCAATTCGTCAATGACCGCCGTTTTGGACGCTTCGAAATTTCTTAGATTGCTTGCAAAGTCGGGATCGTATGTCGCCCGCGCGGCATTCGCGGCCCTGTTGTAAGGCGTGAAGCTGGTATTGCCCAATGCGTCAATCGATTGATCGAGCGTATCAAGATGGCCAATCGCGGTGTTGAACGATGCCACGTTCTGCCCGATCTTGCCCGAGGTCGCGCTGCGCAGCGTGTCATTGCGGGATTTCCACAACGTCAGATCAAAGCCTGGGTCATACTGCGCCACATCGCGCAATAGCTGCTGCACCTTGGGGCTGCGCTGCGCATAGCCGGCCGGCGGCTGCATTCGGCCCTCTGCAATCGCCTTGATCAAACTCGCTTGGGCCGGCGGTTTCGTCGCCAGAAATTCGTCGCCCGTGAGGTCTGATCCTGCACTATCGGCGCCAGTGCCACCGCCAAGATCAATCGGCCCTTCCTCGCCGCGTTTCTTGACGCGGACCAATTGCGTGTTGCCTTCCGGCGTCGTGATTTTTTCGATCTGGTATTCGTCCGGTTCGATCTGGTTTTTCAGAAGCGCCATCGCATACGGTCGGGTTAGCGGGTTGGCATAGAGGCCAGCCACTAAATGCGGATCAAGCGGCGGTGCATCGCGAGACGATTGCGGCGCCTGTTGCTGCGCCACTTGCTGCGCGGGCGGCTGCGATTGTCCCTGTGCAATTTCCGGCGGCAAACCGCCGAGGTTACGGTTGAATTGGTCGGCATAGGCTTGAACCGTGGTCCCGCCATCCGAGGCGTTCGGGTTGTTCATGCCCTTCTCGCCGGCAAACCATGCTTTGGCCGCGCCTGTCGGCCCATACTTTTGCGCGAGCCGGCCAAATTCCCCCTCGTAAACCGCGTCTTGCGCTTTCGGGTCCGCAAGAAATTGCGAAGGCGTCAGCCGCTTGCCATAATATTTTTCTGTCCAATCGGGGACATTATCGCCCATCACCTGATAGCGGCCGAAAGCCCGATCGCCGCTCTTGGTCGCGGGACCAACGGCGCTGTAGTTGCCTTGCGGGCTTCCACTTTCGATTGACGACGTGGCGCGCTTGTAGCGATCCATAACGCCCTGGTCGGGTTGGTCGCCTTCATCGTCCTGCGCGACTACCGGTATGTTAGGGCGAAAGGGGGCGCCTCCATTGGGAAACTGGTCAAACCCTTGCGCGACGCGCTGGTTAGGCGTCATCGTCGGCCCTGATGGAAATTGAGCGAAACCCTGTTCAACGCGCTGGTTGGGCGACATGGCGCCGAGTGGCGTTTGCGGCACGGGCGGCAACGGTGACGGTTGAACCTGCGGCGCGATCTGCATCGGCGGTCCCACCTGCTGCGGTTGCTGTTGCTGCTGCTGCTGCTGTTGAAGGTACTGCTCCATTTGCTGCCGCGCGTCTTCCTGCTGGCGCTTGTCCCGCAACACATCGCCCATTTTCTGCAAGGGCGTCCAATTGATATTGTTCTGAAACGTTCCGGGGCTTTGATAGGTGAGCGGTTGCAGCGCCATGATTTGCCTCCTAGAGCGCCAACGATGCGAGCGACAAGCCGGCGCCTAGAATATTTTGCGCGCCTTGCGCTTGGCCTGCGTATTGCTGATTGTTCGCCGCGATGTTGCCCGACGTGACGTTCGACAGAACGTTGTTGAGGTTGGTGGAATAGTTGGTCGCGAGGTTGGACAGATTGCCGTAACCCGTCGCCTGCCCGGTCGCCGCGTTGGCCGTGGCGCCAACGCCGGTCTGTCCCGCCTGCCCGAGATTTTGCAGCCAAGTGTTGTATTGCTGGTTTTGCAAATTCTGCGCGAACGTCAACGCGTCTTCATCGGCGTTGCCGGAATTGTACATGCCTGTCGTGCCGCGCCTGCGGTTGATCGCATCAAGCCCGGCCGTGATCGCGTCGCTATAGCCTGGGGCATTCTTAAACGCCGCTTGCGCCGCTGCGGTGCCTTGCGGGCCGCCGGCACCGAGCGCGCCCAAATAGAGGTTGCCGGCTTGATTGTACTGGCCGCCGAGTTGTTGCAACGGCGTATAGGCGCCAACCGCTTGATTGAGATAGCCGGTCGACGTGCCATAGCCTTGCGCGAGGTTGGCGTTGGCGCCGGTCTGAAAGCCTGACAGCGCCGCCCGGTTTGCATTCGCCGCATCTGCTTCGGCGCCACCGCCGAACAACGTCGAAAGAAAATCGGCCATTGCTGCGCTCCACTATGCGAGCACGACACCTCGCCAAGTGCCGCCGGTAAAAACCCAGAGCTTTCGGTTGGTCACGTCGAACACGCACGGCACAAAGCCGGGCTTCGCGATCGGAACGCCTGTCGGTGCACCCGCGCATGTCGGAAGAAATGCAAAGCCGGTTGTTGCTGTCGTCGCGAGAAGGCCGGCGCCAATCGCGCCGCTGTTAAGCGCGCCTTCGACCAATTTCAGTTTTTCGTACCAAGTCGGATCAACACCGCCCGGTATGTCGACCGGGACGGATTGCGCGGGAAAAGTGATTTTCACCGGAGCACATCCGACTGCATGTCGGCGCCCATGAAACCGAAATTCACGCCAGCGCTTTCATCGAAGCGCCAGCGCACGCCTTGCACATCCGCCTGCCCCCAAATCCCCGAGCGAGCACGACGGTTGGATAGCGCTTGCAAGCCAATGTGGAGTTGGCGCGGCTTGGTGTAGGTTCGGCCGCCGTCACGCGACAGCGAGATTTCAATCATCGCATCGGTTTCGTTGGGCGATTGGCCGAGCGCATCGGACGCGCCCTTGGTCAAATAAAGTTCAATTCCATTGATGCGAATGGCACTCGGAAACGCGCCAGCGAGCGGCCCGGTCTCGATACGCATGCGAAGCGGGTTGCCAAATTCTTTTGATAGCGTCGCGTCGAGATAGGCAAGCTGTGACGCGTCAGTGTCACCGCACAGCCACTTGCTAAAAACATAGATCGGCTGAAACCCGCGCCAGTAGGTTTGCAAATACGATCGCCGTTCGTGCCACGACAACAACGTGGTGTCGTATTCCCAGCACCACGTTGGCCCCTGCACCACGACAAAGCCGTGGCCGGCCGCGACGTAGACGCCAACAAAGATCGCGCTCTTGTTCGGCTCCGCTTCAATTTGCCGATCGACTTCCGGGGTCGAAACCGGCGTCGGCGTGTAACCCGACAGCGTCGACACCTTGTTGTCGTCGCCAACCAGATAAATCCCCTTGCCCCAACCGTCTTCGTTGCCGGCAATGGCCTGGGGTCCGGCGATGCCGCGATAGATCGTCGCCACATAGGAAAATGGATAGCCCGTGTCGTTTTCACCGCCCCACACTTCAATGGTGTTGGAGCCGCACAACAGCAATTGTCCATTGAGGAGCGGCATCGCGCGATAGAGCGTGTCGGGCTTGCTTTCGGCGGCTGCGAAATTGAGCGTGTTAACGTTGGTCGACTGCGGGTCGGACGTGCGCGAAAGGCCGTTGCCGTAGGTGAAGACAAAAAACGACTGATGGAACACCACGAAATTCGGCGAGCCCACATCGGGATCGGGATAGGCCACAACGGCCGGCGTGGCGTTGATGATGAAGGCGCCCGAGCCCGGCGCCACGATGACGATATCGGCCGGCGCGTTCATGTTGGCCGCGAGCGAACAGAACGCCGTGCCCGGGACCGCACCGGTTAGCGGCGTGCCAGCGCCGCCGCCCAGGCCGAATTGATAGACCGTCGTTCCAAAGATCGCATAGAAGCTGCCGGCAACCTGAATGCCGCCCCTATAGCGGCCCGTGGGTGCGGTCCCCCAGCTACCGAGCCCAGGCACCCGCCAATAGGCGTAAGGCTTCCCAGCGGTCTTTGGCAGCGTTTCTGGAAAGCAATTAATCAGCCTGCCACCGGCCGCGTTCGGTTGGTTTCCCGGCGCGCTGATCATCGGGAACGGAACGTCGGTCATCTAGAAAAAATATGCCTGCACGGGTTCATAGGTCGGGGTCTGCGCCACCAGATAGCGAAGGCGCTGCTCCCAATTTTCGATGGTCTGTTTGTCGCGCGGGACGTTCGAAAAGGCCGCCGCTGCGAAGGCCGCGACCAGATAGGCGATGGTCTCAAACAGGACATTTGGCACCTGCTCGCGATCCACCGACACGATCTTTTCGATTTCGGCCAAGGTGTTGTCGACGGCGCTAGACAAGGTCGAGTGCTCAACATCGCTTAGCGCCTCGCCCGGGATGTATTTTCCCAGGATCGCCGCCGCTTGGTTAATCAGTTCTTCCGAGGTGTGGGTGATACTCATGGCCCACCCGTGTCGATCGCGATGGCAAATTCGCGCAGATCGGATTGCAACACCGGGGCATCAGCCATGCCCGAGCGGAATTTGATGAACACCACCGAGCGCAGCCAATCCGGCGGTACGATCACGCCGGCTCCCGGGACCACAACAACTTCAACCTCGTTGCCCTGATGGTCATAGAGGTCGTTGAACATCTTGTTGTCGGTCGAGGCTTGGAACGTCAGCGGCGCGTCATCCCACGCGCCCGGCATCGTCATCCGCACCGGCTGGCCGGCACATTCGACAGCGTCCGACAGACTTTCGCCCGGCTGGATGAACGGGCCGATAATGATTTTAATGGCCATGACACCCCTCCAAAAAGGAAAGGGCCGCATCTCAGCGGCCCTTTTTCTTCTTAACGATGCGCTTGATGCGCTTCGTTTTTCGCACCGGCTTTGCCCTCGCCGGCTTTGGCATCGTCGGCGCTTTTGTGGTCGGCGTTGTCGATGCCCTCCGGTGGCGGGTTAGGGTTCACCGCCCCGCGCAGCGTCGGACGCGCGGTCTCCTGTGCAGCATACTTGGCGGCATCCTCCCGCCTCGCCGCCTCCGCTGCGGCCTTGTCACGCGTCGTGTCATGCTTGCCGTTCTTCACGTCGGACGGCTCGCCGCACTGGAAATGCCGATTGTTTTGCAGTTTCGCCAGCACAGCGTCGTCAACCTCGATTTCCTCCGACTTGCCGTCGAAGAATGTCCGACCGAACGCCTCCACCACTTTGCTGTCGTGAGGCGGTGCATGGTAAGTCACGGTGACCTTTTTCATCGTCGGTTCCCTTCAAAAGTTCAACATTCGTAATGGTGGAGTGTTTCATGTGAAACGCTCCACCTGTTCGATTACGGCCCGATGTACCCTTCCATGAAGAAAGTTCCGCTGCCGGCGGTGGCGCCGGCCGGGCCAGCCGGGAACGACAGGATGATTTCGGTGTCGGCCGGGTACTGGTAGCCAACCGCGCCAGCAATGAGCGCCGGCACGGCGGCGCCGGTTTGCGCCCCCGCCGACGCGTTCACTAGCCGGTTAGCCGATGCCGCGTCGCCAACCGAGGCGGTGAGCGTGGCGCCCGTGTCGAGGTCGGGAAACGTGCCGAAGATCGATTGCAGCACGAAATCCTTGGGGATCATGGCGATCGACACCTGACCGCTCGCGACCACGTCGGTTGCGAGGACCGAGTAAGCGCCGCCAAAGACCTTTTTGGTGCGGGCGAACCCCTCCGCGCCCGCCTGCGGCTGTGCGTAAGCCTTGCGAATTGCCATCGTTGTGATCCTTGGTTCTGAGAAACAGAAAAAGCGCCCGCGTTGCCGCGAGCGCTGATGTTTTTAGGTGTGAGCCGGCGCGGCCATGAAGCCCGTCACCATGCCCCAATCGACCAGATCGCCAGCGGTGGCGCCCTGCACTGACTGCGGCGCCTTGGCGATTTTGCCGACGCCGTACTGCGTTTCGATGCCGAGACCATAGACAAATTCATAGTCGCCATCTTCAAGCGAGGTCGGGCGCGGCAACTGGCCCATGGCATAGGCCATCGCCGCCTGACCACACAGGAAGATCGGTTCAACATCGACGCCGGCAGCGCCGGCACCCTTCAAGAGCAACCGCGAAGTAATTTCGGGAATGTTCTTGTAGAGAATGCCGTCATAGAGCAACGCACCGCCCGTGAAGATCGGGTTATTCGCGGTCGGATTGTTTTCGCGACCCCGAGCGTCACGGTTGGCCTGATACATCACCGGATCGTTCTGCAACTGCTGGAACGATCGATCGCCGACGAAGCACACGTACATTTCTTCGTCTAGTTCCTCGATTTCCCAAGGCGTGATTTTCGGCCGGCCGTTGTAGACACCCGGGTTCGACGGGTCGACACCGGACTGTTTCGCAAGCTGCTTCATCAGCGAGCCATTGGCCGCCGTCATCAGATCGTTGGTCGCATCGACGTTGGCAATCGCGGTCGCCCAGGTAGACGAATAGTTGCCGAGGTCTTTGCCGAACAAAATGCGATCGTAGTTGCCGGCCGTCCACGAGTTCTTTTGAGCGGTGGTCGACGCGGTCCACTTCACGCCGTTGACGCGATTGCCGGGCACTTGGAAGCGGCCGGGTTGCACGGCTGCGGTCGGGATCGACAACAGCCCATCGGTAAGGTCGTCGCGAACGATGCGACGCGACCAACCACGCAACAGATTGCGCGCGGTCGAGCGAACGTCAAACGAGCTTTCCTTGTTGACGGCGCGATTGTTGGCAACCGCGTTGCGGCCCCAATCCGCCCAAATCGGAAAGCCGTAGCTATCCATCATTTCCTCATTGCCGCGCAGCGTACCGACACCAACACCCATGCCGGTCATCTGATTGACTAGAGGGATGTTGATTTCCTTGCCGTTGGCTTCGAGGTCGGCCATGCGGACAATGATCGAGGTCGAGGTGTCGCCCATAAAGGGATCGAAACGCGAGCGTCGAAGAAAGTCCGAAATAACCTGACGACGAAATTTGATTAGTTCGTTGTTGACATGATTACTGGTAAGCATTGCCGTAACCCTTCGGGGTTAGCGGCGCATCCTCCTAGCGCCGCTTGGCTGAAACGGCTGCACGGAAAAGGGCTTCGTCGGACGGTTCATGCTGCTGTTCGTCCGGTCCCGCTGCGCCAATATCCGACAGCGATGGAATGACGGGGACACGGGGTTGAACGACACCGGGGCGGTTGATCTGTTGACCATTCGTCGCGGCTTGGCCTTTGGCAGCTTCAATTGCGCGCTTGAGATATTCAGGGTCTTTCAACGCTTCATCGAGAAGCTTTTGACGGTACGCGTTCAGATCACCACCGATCGAAGACAGCGTTTGCCGGTTCTGATGCCACGTCATGATCACTTCGTAGGGATCAGGATGCTGCATCGCTGCGTTGTAGACATTGGTTGCTTCGGGGTCGCCGGCATCAATGCCTTGTTTCAACGCTTGCCGTGCTTCAATGACCTTCTCCCGGCCGTAGTGCCGGCTGGCAAAATTCTCCGAAAGAATTTCGCTAGTGGCTCGCTGATGCTGGATCAACTGCGCCACGATCGGGTCAACCTGCTGACGCACAAACCCTTGCGGGTTTGCGTAAATGTCGGCCGGTTCTTGCTGCGGTGCCTGCTGCTGCGGCATGTGGCGGCGGACGGCTTCCGCTGCCTCAAGCCGAATACGCATGTCGTCGCGTTCCCGCTCTGCCCTGCGCCGCGCGTCCGCTTCTTCACGTAAGCGGCCGGCTGGCACCGGAGCGTCCTGCTCTTGCGGCCTGACTTCGCCCGGCTTTAGGTCGGCGGGCTTGTTGGTCGGCTGATCAGTCGGCTTTGGTTCCGGCGGCAGTGTGGGATTTTCAAACTTATCGATTGTCGTTCCTAGCGCTTCCTGAAAGAGCGCGCTGTCGTTGCCTTGATCTGTGTCGCTCAAAGTCGGTCCTCCCCAGCCGTTTCGTGGCTGGCATACGTGGCCGCGATATCGCTCGCATGCGGGCGTGCGCGATCCTCCCCGATCGCGAGGGACAACCGTTTTCGTGGGTTGCTTACGTGATGCCGCGATTTCGTTCGCGGCGGACGAACCTATTCAGGCGTGGCGTTGCGTTGAACGCGCTGCGCCATCAAATCGATTTTCTGTTGCCGCTGCGCCATCGCGCGATCGGCATTTTGATGCATCGTATCCACGACGCGATCGGCGTTCTGATGCATGCCGCTCATGACCCGATCGGCGTTGCGCTGCGCATGGTCGGCGAGCAATTGCAGCGGCGTGATCAGGGATTTGTGCAAGGTCGCCTGGGCGGTGGCGCGCTTGTGCATCGCCGTCGCATTTGTTTCGTTGATATCGGCCAACTGCTGCGCCTGATCGAGCGGCGTTTGCGGCGGCGGTGGTGCCGACGGCATGCCTTCGGTGCGCGCCTTGGCGGCGTTGAGCATGGTTTGCGATTGGGTCTTGCCAATCTCCGCCTGCTTCTTGCCAATGTCGACTTGCTTTTCCTGCATCCCGAGTTGCATCGCCTGTTGCTTCATCGGGTCCGGCGTCGAGACCATTTGTTGCAGTTTCTTCTTTTCCGACATGGGCAGATAAGACGCTTCGATAATCGCGGCCGGCGGAACCGGCACGTTGTTCTGTGCCAGCGCCATAAGCAGATCGAAAATGTCCCCCATCACAGTTTCGGTGTCCGGCCCTTCATCGATCTTGATTTCAACGTCGATGTTGCCGAGCACGTTCACCAATGTCGGCAAGCCAAACTGATCAGTAGTGACGGTGTTGATCTGCATGAACACCGCTTGCAGGCTTTGCGGGTCGGTCGCCACGCGTAGGAAGCGGTCGCTTGTCCAAAACTTCTGCGCCGCGAGCCAGCAAGCCCGGTAGCGTTCCAGCTTCCACATGCGAAAATTTTTCAAGAATGGCCCCAACTCCGCCAGCCCTGCCTGTTGCAGCATGTTGGCGGCGCGGCCCGAAACGTTCTGCCCGAAATTCTGGATCAACTGTTGGTTCGGTCCAAAGCTGTCGATTTCGGTTTTGGCTTCGTTGTAGTAATTGGTCTGTTGGATAAATTCTTGTTCCGGCTGGATCACGTCGAGGTCGTCTTTGGCGCCGCGATAGACCAACACGCCATCGGGTCTTGCGGCTTCCCGTCGCGTCACTTCCACATCGTCAACCGCGCCTTCCTTCAGCTTGATCTGGCGGGTGTTCATAATGTGGATGGCTTTGGAGCGGTGTTGATTGATCGCGTCCTGGGGACCGCGCAAGCGCCGGATCAGGCCATAGTGGTCGCCGTGAATATCGATGTAAGCGGCAAAGGCATGAAACTTCGAAATCGATTGCCCCCGTTCATTGACGAACGGGCTGTCGCCTTTCATCAGTTCAACGATGCCCGTGTGCAGGCACCATTTCCAGATGTTGCCTTCCTTATACCAGTGATCGACAACGCGGACGCGATGATAGATATCGATCCACATCGGTTCACGATCAGTGTCGAACGCGGTCCAATAACCACCATCATTGTTGATCGATTGCCGGATTTCGTCTTCCTTGTCGGGAAAACAATTTTCCAGTTCATCGGCATCGGCCCATTTGTAGACGCCATGAAAGCGGGTGTCGTGAAAATCGTATTTGGTCGACCGGGGATCATAGAAATAAGTTCGAGGGTCGACGTAGCCGAAACACAAATCGGGGTCGCCCTTGTCGCCCTTGCCTAGCTTCAACTCAGAAACCCCAATGCCGTGGATCAAGGCATCGCGGCAGCACTCCACTTCCAGATCCTCCGCCATCGATGCGTCGCAAATAGTTCGGATGACTTGCGTAGCAACTTCGGCGCCCATCTCGCCGCGCGGACTGTTCGGGTAAGCCTTGGGATCGGTGCGCAGTCGGCGGATAGTGCCGCTCAAGCTGTCGATCTTTCGGCCCGTGCGATCGAACGTGATGGCAGGTTGGCCGCGTCGTTTCAAAACGCGCAGTTGGTCGGCCGTCCATTGGTCAACGTGGTAGTAGCGCCATGATTGGCGCTGTTCATCAATCTCGCGTCCTTTGGCGAACGCGTAATTTTCAAACGCGCGGCGGCGACGGACAACCGAGGGCGGTTGGTTGCCATTCGCATCCCAGCCGTCATATTTGTCGTAACCACCGTCGTATTGACCGGAGTTACCAACGTCATCGAGCGAAATCATAGCGTCATCAGATCGGGGGCTTTGGGTCGTTTTTCGTGATAGCCGTCATCCGGCGGCTTTGGCGTGCGGGTCTTGGCGAGCTTCCCCACCACCATTTTGTCGAGCAGTTGACCGAGCAGGCCCATGGTGTCGGCTTGGTCGTCGTGGGTCGACGCGGGGAATTTCAAAATTTCTGCGAGCCAATCCGGCACCCACGGCTCGCTTTTGCGGAAGTACAAGCCGTCGAGCGCCATGCGGCCTTGCATCGATCGGCAGCGCACGCTTTTATCGCCCCGGGTCGGGAACGTCGTGCGCGTGACGTAGAGGCGCCGCTGGCGCAATCGCTTTTCGAGGAACGGCCCGACACCACTTTTGATCTGGCCGTGTTCCTCCGCCCATTCGAGCGGCCGATATTTCTGCACCAGATCGCAAAACTTTTCGACCCACACATCAGCGGTCTTTTGCCCGCGCCAAATGTCGAGCAGGTACATGTTGCCAAGGTGGTCAATGCCGACAACCATGTGCACGGTATAGTCGCCGCCATCCGCCGTCACCGCGTAGTCGGAGGCGCCATAGCATCTGAGCAAGCTATGGTGTGGAATGATATCGCGCGGCTTCAACCATTCCTCTTTGAAGAAATCGCCTTCGTCGGGCGTCGGCGATTGCTGGTAAAGCGCGCTCCACACCCGGGGCGGCGTGCTGTCGCGCAACGAAAGCAATTGCGCGCCATAGCCGTAATCGTCGTCGTTCCACAACGGTTCATCGACGGCGCGGCCGAGCGCGTCTTCCTGTTTCGCCAACGCCGGCAGCGACAGCACTTCCCAATGCTCATGGTTGAGACAGCGCCCGGCTAGGTCGTCTTCGTGCCAGCGGGTTTGAATGAGCACTTGCCGCGCGTCGGGAATGAGCCGAGGCCGGAAATCGTACAGATACCATTCCCACAGCTTGTCTCGCACCGCTTGGCTGTCGGCGTCCTGCCGTGACCGGATCGGGTCGTCAATCAAGCCATACTTGGCGCGGAAACCCGCGATGCCGACATTGGCGCCGGCCGCCAGATATTCGCCGCCGCTTGTCAGGGACCAACGGCCGGCCGCCTGATTGTCTTCGCTCAACTCGATACCGAGCAGCGAAGGATTTTCGGCGATCAGGTTACGGACGCGCCGGCCCCAGCGTTCGGCTAGCTCGCTAGTATGCGATGCCGCGAGGAATTGCGCCGTGGGATCATTGGCCAGCGCAAACGGCGGAAATAGGATTGAACTATAAGTCGACTTCGCCGAGCCGGGCGGCATGAACACCGCCAACCTGGGGATTTCGCCGCGCAACACCGCCTCAAGCTTGCTGTTCAACAGCCGATGATGGCGGGCGGGAACGTAGCCGTTGTGTTCGGCCCACTTGCCCATTGACGTGCGGATTTGCTTGCGCCGAATAATTTCGGACGCAGCATTTCCGCGCGAGAACATCTATCCCCTAAGTTTTGCTTCCAGTTGGTCGGCTATTTGGTCGAGCGCTTCCGGCGTCGGCAGCCTTGCGAGACACGTCAGCATGAGGTCGCGGCGCCGGAACAAATGCAGCATGCTAAGTTTACCCGTTCCGCATTCTTCAATCTGTTTTTCGGTATCGTTGAGGATCGAACGCGCGAGTTGATTAAACTCCCGCTTTTGTTGGGCGAGGGTACGAAGCCTTTCAACGGTTTCGCGATCTGCTTTCACCGTCTTGAAAACCCACGCCGCAACGTCACCTTGACCCGGGGCAGCTTCAACCCTTTCCTGGGTTTCAACACCGCGCGGCGCAGCGCTTCGATATCGGAACGTTTTTTCGGGGTGCGTTTCAATGCCGTCTCTTTCGGTAGGTCTTGTCCATCATGTCCCACTGATCGCTGATGGCATCGAGCATGGTTGCTTTCGTCCAGCCGTTGATCAGGCAAAGGTGGATCAAACAGCGCCCGAGCACGGACTGCGCCTCGCTCAAGTCCAAACCCGACAACAGCCGTATCACCACATGCGACAGATCGAGACCGACACCCGGCACGATTACCTTGACGCCGTGGGCGCGCGCCTGTTTCACCATGTCGGTGGTGCCGGGACCGCCCGGCATCGCGACAACCACGTCAGGCTTACCCTCAACCAACATTTGCTTGTTGCGGATCGGGCCGGCCGAGGGTCCAAAGCGTTCCCAATTCGCCGGAAACTCTTTGACTTCGACATTATTTCGCTTGGCCCACTCGCTAGCCAATTTGTCGGCGCCGCGCGCGCCACCATGGATCAAAAGCGTGATCGGGGTTTTCTCATGGATGGTTTCTAACGCGGCTTCGATCGCGTTCACATCCGCAAAATTCCTGCCACCGCAAACCAGAAGGCGCATGGTCACACCCCCTCGCCGTCGTCAACGACTTCGAAATCATCGAGGAAGCGGGCAAAGGCGCCGATCGTCTCGCCGTGTGTCATGCCGTTGGTGCCGGCCACCGTGGCGAGCCCGGCCATGAAAATCAGTAAATAGCTGTCGCCGCTGTAGCCGTGCGGGTCTAGCGCGTCGAGGATTTCGGAGAGGCGAGCCATCGCCTCCTCATAGGTCGCGCTTTTTTCCGTCATGTCCCCTCCTGGGGTAGAAAACCCAATGACGGTCGACGCCGCGCCCGACATAGCGAGCGCGCCATTGGTGTCTGATGCACCATTGTTCCAGAAGGTCGTTGGGTTCAACTAGGACGGGAACGAGATTACGCTTCCAAATCTTTTCGATCAAGCGGGTAAATGCGCCGCTATGTGGAATTTTTGCTTCAAGCGCCACCAAACGGATACGATCGCCATCTTGCGAAATAATTGTGCGCCGCGTCCAATCCGGTTCGATCCAATCGCGGCTGACAATGATAAACCCTTGATCCAATTCATGACGAATTAGATTTTCGCCGCTCTCTCGCCGCATCGCAATGATTTCGCTGTCCAGGATCATAGATGCTGCATCCGCCACGCGGCCAAGGCGCGCTGAATGTCAGCAGTGTTGGCGATTTCCTGCCGCTCAGCCGGGGTCGGCCGGCGCAAGCCTTCCTCTCTCGTATCATCGAAGATCGAGACGCTTGCGCAGTGAAAGCAGATCGAAACGTCGCCGTTGGCGGGCGTATCGCTGTCGCCCATGAACGGCGTCGCCAGCGGTTGCCGTTTGCGGCACGTCAGGCATCTGACCGCGTGTTCCACAGCCCCTTGTAAGACGGGTCGGCGCTGCCTGCTATTTCGTGCCATTGGCCATCCTCCGACAAGGGCGGCGCGAAAATTGTCAGTGAGCGCCGGCTATCGAAACGCACCAAGGCCACCTCACCCTCTGCCGCGCGCCGTTCGATGTAGGCGCGCAAGGCCGGGTCGTTGTGAGCGTGCGGATAAAGTGGATCGATCCAGATTTGCACGCAGATCAGATCGAAACGATTTCCATCGCCGTGATCGAGCGTGATCATGTCGGGCACCAGATCGATGACGTAATGGCTGTGATCTGGCCGCTTCAAATCCGCTGTGTCGTTCTCGACCAGCCAGCGGCAATTCCACATCGCGCAAGATTTCGGCATGTCCGGCTTGTGATAGACGGCGCAGCCGGTACGAAAGCGTTGGTGAACGCATTTTTTGCCGTGTGGCTTGTTCAACTCCCGCACCGGGAGAAGCTTGCAGCATAGTGTGCATTCACCGCACTGTCTCATTTCGCCTCGCGTTTCGGGTAGGTGACGCCTTCGCCAAACTTCCATTCGAACACGGTATCGTCACCGCCATCGGTGATAATGACTTTGCGCGTGGTGCCGATCCTGGCTCCAACGGTTTCAGTCAATTGCTTGGCGGTCCTGACCGCATGAGCCGGCCCGACAAAGCTCAACACCCGCTCATAACTGTCGTCGGGAAAAAACTGAAACACCGAAAATTCTTCGCTCATGTCAATCGCCCATCGTCACAATCGACATAATCAGCACGCCAAGAAACGCGCCGAGGAATATTCCGGCAACCAGGGCAGACACCCAACAGGCCATTACTGCCGCCCAATCCATGCCCCCAACTCATGCGACACGTTCCTTGCACGGCACCATCACGCTTTTCGGGTCGTCCAGCCTTCCGGCGGTCGTGAGTGCGATCAGTGTTCCGCACACATCGCAACTGACCATATAGAGACCGCAGCGCTTGGCCGGATACGGAAGTTCGGCCTTGCACGCCGGCCGCCTGCCCGTGTCGATATCGATACCGTCGGGAAAGTCCGGGTTCGGCTGTTCTCTTGGCTCTCGCCCGTGATCGATCCACGTCACCCTAAGCTTGGTCATCGCCGCCCTTTTCCGGTTCGTTGATGGCGTCGAAAACCAATGTTGCTATGCGCTCCGAGCTAGCGAGCAACCACGCTTCCATCTTGATGGCGGTGTCAAAAACATCGGCGAGCGCAATGGTGGTGATGTTTCTACCTTCCAGCTTGTACTGCTGGTATAGGGCGCCGTCCTTGATCATGCCCATGTCGTGGTACTTGATCGCCATATTCAGCGCGATGGCGGCAATCCCGTGGGCCGGCGCGATCGGAGTATCCTTGATCGGCTCAAGGCCCTTCATCATGTGATCGTCGGTCATGCTGTCGCCGGAACCACGTTGCCCGAGACATGGGCGGATCGTTCGTCAACCAGGGCTTTTGTTTCGCCAGCGACGTGTGAGCGAGTTCCAGAGGGGGTCGCCCGCGCCTAGGGGGCTGGGGGGATAAAGCGCGGGCTTCCCTAGCATCAGCGTTGGCCGATGTAACCCTCTCCTCACGCAAACCACGCAACTGTGCCTCTTTGGCCCCCATTTTCGCCAGCCACGAAGCCCGCGTTTCGGGAACTATTGAGACCATTTTGAGACTACTCCGACATATCCTCATTCGCAATAGGGGAGAGACCCGAAATAATGGCGAATGTTCCTGACATTTCGTGGAGGTTGTAGCGATGTGTCGGCTCCCGAAATGCGGGGCGGGGGTTTTTTTGGGGGGTGGGTTTTGTAGGGTGTGGAATAGATTTAAGCATGCTTTGCCGAATAAATTTTCCCGCCCCCGCCCCCTCGCCGCGACCACCCCACCCCCACCCCTGCATGCGCAATCATTAGGAATAAAAGCACATGATCGCATCTATATCGCATTGCAACACGCGTTCGTAACATGTTGACGGTCGTTAACGTGTTTCAACTCGGCTGTATTCGCCATCGATAACCGTGCCATCGCCCGGGTCATTTCCCCTAGCGATTTCATATAGTTCGGCATCCGATAGCGTTTCGATCTTGTGTGTCA